AGGATACCGCCCACCTCTCCGTCGCAGCGGAAAAAACCGCCAGTGCAGTGCGCGAATTGCAGAGTGTACTGAAGGTATCCGAGGCGGATGCAATCCGGCTCGCAGATGCCTTCGCCGTTGTCCGGGATGCAGCCAGTTTCGACGACCGCATCGCCGCGATGCAGGCGCTGCGCGACGTGATGCGCGAGGCCGGAGTCAGCCTGGACAGCCTGCCGCCCGCCATCCAGGACGCGCTGGCCGAAGCCGGGGCCCTGACGCTGGAAATGGCCGCGCTGAAGGGCGAGGCCGACGGCGCGACATCGGCCATGATGGCGCTGGTGGCCTCGGCACCCGGCGGCGGCTGGCTGGCCGGGGCGATCGGCGATGCCAGCACCCTGGCGGGCACGCTCTGGGATGCGGCCTTGGCGGCCGCGGCGGCGCGGCAGGAGGCGTTCAACAGCGGCGTCGATCCGGCCAGCGGCAAGCTCTATGGCGGGCGCGGCGGAGACCCGCGCCGCTTCGGCGCATCGCCAGGCACCAGCAACACCTTCGATGTCGAGAATTTCAAGGTTCCCGAGGTTTCAAGCCGCGCCGCGGGCGTGGGCTCTGGCGGCGGGGCCTCGGAGATCACGAAGCAGGCCGATGCGCTGAAGACGTTGCGCGAGGCGCAGGAGCGGCAGATCGCGCTCTTGCGCACCACCGATCCGATCCAGCGCATCATCCTGGAAAACCACGAGGCGCTGGCCGGGGCCACCGAGGCGGAAAAGGCGCAGGTCGTCGGCCTGATCCAGGAGCGGGAGCGGCTGGAGGCGATCGGCGACCGGATCGAGGAGATCGGCCAGATCGGTGGCCGCGCGTTCAGCAGCCTGGCGACCGGCGCCAGCTCGTTTTCCGACGCGCTGTCGATGGTTCTGGAATCCCTGGCCGAGATGGCCAGCTCGGCCGTCTGGGACATGTTCTGGCAGGGCACGGGCGACAGTGGCGGGTTGCAGGGGCTGATCGGCGACTGGCTGGGCCTGCCCGCCAAGGCGGAAGGCGGCCGGGTGGTCGGCCCCGGCGGGCCGCGCGACGACCGGATCCTGACGCGCCTCTCCAACGGCGAATATGTCGTCAACGCCGCCGCCACCGGGCAGCACCTGCCGCTGCTGGAGGCTATCAACGGGGGCGCGAGCCTCTCAGACCTGCTGGGGGGTCTGGCGGGCGGCAGCCCGATCGCGCTGGCCGACGGCGGCTATGTCGGCAGCCTCAATGGCGCGTATGCGCCGCAGGACTGGGGCACCGCGCGCATCGGCCGGCCGGGGGACGCAGGCAGCAATGCCGCAGCGGCCCCGATCATCAACATCCACAACAACAGCCCCGAGCCGATCCGCCAGCAGACCAGCACCGGCCCGAACGGCGAGGCCGTGGTTGATATGATCGTGGGCCGGTCGATCAGCCGCGGCCGCTATGACAAGCAGCTGAGCACCCGCCACGGCCTGACACCGGAGATCGCCCGCCGATGACCCTGATGCCCGTCTGGCCCGCCGGTTTCCTGCCCACACCCGATATCACGGGCTGGGACGGCATGCCGTTCGACAGCCGCGCCGCGTTCAACCCGGAAACCGGCCCGCCGATGTTCCGCCGCAGGGTGACGGCCGAGACCTGGGAATTCGCCGGGCGGTTCCCGGCCGCGGATCAGGCCGAGCAGGCGGCGTTCTGGGAATTCTGGGCCGAGATCGAGCAGGGGGCAAAGCCTTTCCTGTGGCGCGATCCGCAGGATGACCAGCCCCGCAAGTGGGTGTTCGCCGCCGAGGAGCCGGTGCGGACGAGCGGCGTCTCCGACACCCACCGCGATTTCCAGATGCGGCTGATCCGCCTTCCCTCGACGCCCTGGTGGGCATGGATGATCCCGGCCGACCGGACCGTGGCCCCGCTCGCGGCCTATGATTTCCGGCGCGGGCTTTATCACAACGGCGCGGGCCAGATCGGGCGGGCCTCGGCGTTCGGATTCACCCGCGCCGGGGCAGCGCGGTTTTTCGACACCTCGGGCGTGATGCAGGTGGCGGCAAATGACGTGCCGCGGTTCGATCACTGGCCCGCCACCGGCGCGCGGCGGGGGCTGATGGTCGAGCCCGCGCGCGTGAATTACGCCACCCAGAGCCAGAGTTTCGGCGGCGCGAACTGGACCGCGACCGGTGTCAGCGTCAATGCCACGCATGCAGCCGCCCCGGACGGTTCCATGACGGCGGCGCTGGTGGCCAATACGGGTGGCGTCACGGCCCTGATCAGCCGCGTGATGACGGTCCCCGCCCATAGCGTCGGCCAGCAGTATTTCGCCAGCCTCTATGTCCGCCCCGTCGCGCCCAATACCAAATGCACCCTCAACTGCTACTGGACCGGCCAGCCTGAGGACAATGTCACAATCGACACGGCCACCGGGGCGGTGACGGGGGCACCCGTGCCCGCGGATGTGCTGTTCGAGCCTGCGGGCGGCGGCTGGTGGCGCATCGGCTACCGGATGACCGGCGATGCCAGCGGCGCCAGCCCGTCAATCGGGTTCCGGCTTTGGCCCTCGGGCCGCAACGTGACCTCGGGCGATTGCCATATCTGGGGCGCGCAGCTGGAGCCATGGCAGGGATTCGTGCCGTCGAGCTACGTCCCGACCACGACCGCCGCCGTCGCCCGTGGGGCCGAGGCGGCCGGGCTGGTGGCCGCGCACGGGGCCTGTGATGCGCGGGTGATCTATGACGACGGCAGCGCCCAGACCCTGCTGGCGCAGGTGCTGGCGGCGGGCTGGTGGCCCACCCAGCAGCGGCCGCACATCGCCGGGATCGCGATTTTCGCGGCCGGAGCCCTGGCATGACCCAGCGCATCATCCCCGCACCCGTCCGCGCCTCGATCGAATCGACCGAGAGCGTCGATGCGATCTTGGCATTCGCGCTGGTCGAGCATCCCAGCCTGTCGGAACCGCTGCGGCTGGTGGCCGATGTGATGGACTACCTGCGCGACGGCTGGGTCTGGCAGGGGGTCCTCTTCGGCTTCACCCTGCCGACCGATGGCGAGGAGGCCCCCAGCTGCCGCCTGACGATTCCGAACGTCGACCGCCGCATCGGCATGGCGCTGCGTCAGCTGACCGACCGCGCCCAGGTCACGCTGGAGATCTGCTCGGCGGCGGATTTCGACCTCAGCGTCGACCCGCGCGAGCCGAAAGGCCCGGTTTCGCCGGTGATCCCGCCGACGCGGTGGGAACTGGTGGATGTCGAATGCACGGTGGCCGAGCTGACCGGGCGTCTGATGATCCGGGATTTCAGCCAGGAACCGTTCCCGAACGTGTTTGCGACGCAGGACCGCCTGCCGGCGTTGTTCCGATGATCGCGCTGGCCACCTCTGCCCGCCCCTGGTGGGAACGCTATGTCGGCCTCCCGTTTGGAGAGGAACCGGGCGAGGTGACCTGCTGGAGCCTGGTGGTGGCGGTCTACGACCTTGAACTGGGTATTCAACTCCCCCTTTACGGGGAGATTTCCGCCCATGACCTGATCCGCATCGCCAAGGCCATGAAGGCCGGTGATACGAGGGATGGCTGGCGGGTGGTGGGCGTGCCGCAGGCCTTCGACGTGGTGGCCATGCGGGGCCCGACCGGCGGCTCGGCCGTGGTTCATGTCGGCGTAATGATCGACCGCAGCCGCATGCTGCATGTCGAGGCGGCCAGCCATGCGGTGATCGTGCCGGTCACGCATTGGTCGGTGGCGCGGCGCATCACCGGATACCGGAGGCGCGCGGCATGAAGGAAAGTCACATCCTCTGCGCCTATCGGGATTCCTTCGGCCTGACGCCGCGTGTCTGCTGGCAGCAACCCGGCCGCTCGATCGAGGCAGCGATCGACGCCTTCACGCCAGCCCTGCCACCCGAATTCCGCCGCCGCGGACGGATCTGCCTCAACGGCCATGAGGTGCCCCGCACGGCCTGGGCGCTGGTTCGCCCGAAACCGCCCCGGCCCGGCCGGCCGGTCGAGCTGTCGTTCCACCTGCCGCCCCAGGGCGGCGAGGGCGGCGGCAAGAAAATCTTTGCGTTCATCGCCTCGATCGCGCTGTCGCTGGCCACCGGATTCGTGTTGAATGGCGGGCTGGCCACGAAATTCGGCCTGACCGCGTTCACAGCCGGATCGACCGCCGCCTATGCCGCCGCCGCAGGCATCCAGATCGTCGGCTCGCTCCTGCTGTCCGCCCTGTCACCCTCGCCCAAGGCCCAGAAACAGGACCGCTGGCGCAACGAGGGTGCGGCAAGCCTGCAAGGCAATATCCTGGAGCCCAACGGCCCTATTCCGCGCGTCCTGGGCGAGCGGAAGGTCTACCCGCCGCTCGGCACCGAGCCGCTGACCTATTTCGAGGGCGCGGACGAGGTGATCGAGGCCGCCTATGTGCTGGCCGGGCCGCACCGCCTGCACGACATCCGCATCGGCGCGGCCGTCGCGGGGGATACGGCCGGCGTCGAGATCGAGACGCGCGAAGGCTGGCCCGGCGACACACCGCTCTGGCTGTTGCGCCGCCAGAGCCGCACCGAAGCGTCACAGGCCGAGCTGCGCGGCCACGTCACCGACAGCGACGATGGTGCGCTGCTCGATCCCACGCTCGACGTGGCGCAGACCGTGCCACAGCCCGCCACAGTGGCGACCTGGGCCGCCCCGGACGAGCACCAGCTGCAGCTGATCTTCGCCCAGGGCCTGCATTTCGAGGGCGGGACGACGAAGCTGCGGGTGCCTGTCAGGATCCGCATGCGCCGTCGCGGATCGACCCATTGGCGCAACCTGCCCGAATTGCACCTGCAAGGCGCGACGCTGCGGCAGATGCGGCTGACCCTGCGCCTCCTCTGGACCGCAGCCGCCGCCACGCCCGCCGCCGCGGCCAGCGAAGGCTGGGTCGAGGCGCGGCGGGCCAGCCCGGACCAGACCGCCGTGCCCGCCGGTGGTGGCTGGGAGGCCGACGCCGCGTTCGGCACCACGGGCGATGCCTGGATGGCTGCGGGCAATCTGGGCACCACCGGCGTGACCGGGGTCCACCTCGACCGCTACACCGCCACGATCCATCTGGATCCCGCGCTCTGGGAACCCGGCCGCTGGGAGGTCGAGATCCTGCGCGGCGCGGTGTTCCGCCAGACCGACTATTCCGCTGCGGCCTATACCGTCTCGGGCTCGGTCTGGGCGCTATTCGGCTATCGCAACCCGACCGCGCCGGCCATCGTCCGCTCGCGCGACAGCATTGCCGACAGCCTGGTCCTCCTGCGCAGCGTCTCGATCTGGAACGAGACCCCGGTCATCACCGGCGATCTGGCGGTGATCGCCGTTCGCGCCCGCAACAAGCAGCTGGAGCGTGTGTCCACCCTGGCGGGCGGCTGGGTGCCGGACTGGGACGGCACCGACTGGCGCGACTGGCAGGTCACGGACAATCCCGCGCCCCACTTGCGCGACATCTATGCCGGGGCCCTCAACGCCGACGCCCTGCCGCCCGATCTGATCGACACTGCGGGCCTGCTGGACTGGCGCGACGACTGCACGGCCGAGGGCTGGCGCGTCAATGCGGTGATCGAGGGGCAAGGTGCCTGGGCGGCGGCGGCCATCGTGGCCGCCTGCGGCTATGGCCAGCCCTATGCGTCAGAGATCTGGGGCGTGATGGTGGACAGGGACACCTCGGCCGAGGCCCCGGTGCAGATGTTCACGCCGCGCAACAGCGAGGGGTTCAGCTGGCGGCGGGCGATGCCGCGGCTGCCGGACGGGCTGCGGGTCAATTTCCGCGACGCGGATCTCGACTACGAGGCCCGCCAGATCACCGTGCTGCGGCCGGGCGGATCGGCGCGCGGGGTGCTGGAGCAGACCGATTACGAGGGCGTCGTCACCGAGACCGAGGTGCGCCGCCGTGCGCTCTACGATCTGGCCCAGCCGCAGGCGCGCGGCACGTTCTATAATCTGACGGCCCCGGCCGAGGCCATCGTCTGCCGCAGGGGCAGCCTGGTGGCGGTGCAGCACGACCTGATCGAGCGCCACGGCGGCACCGGCCGCGTGGGCACGATCTGGCTGGACGATGCCGATCAGGTGGCGGCGCTCGACCTCGATGCCGCGGTGCCAGTGATCACCCGGCCGAGTTGGGCCGCCATCGCGGATCTGTCGGCGGTGCCGGACATGTCGCTGATCGGCGCCAGTTCGGCCGCGATGATCCGCCGCGCCAATGGCACCGCCACGGTTCATCCGATCACCGGAGATGGTGACAGCCAGACGATCACATTCGCCGCGCCGATTTCGCCCGCAGGCATCGAGGATGGCTGTCTGGTGTCGGTAGGGCTGGCGGGCCGCGAGACCCTGCGCTGCAAGGTTTTCGACATCGAGCCGCGCGAGGACCTGACCGCCGCCCTGACGCTGGTCGACGAGGCAAACGAGGTACATCATGGCTGACCGTTCCACCTATTCCCATCTCTCCGGCCCCCCGCCGACGGGCCTGCAGTTCCTGGAGCAGTATTCCGACCGGCTGGGGCAGCTGTTCAACGCCTCGGTCCTGCCGCTGACGGCGGTGGGCGGCACCGGCAACGCGGTGACGGCCACGCTGGACCCGCCCCTGCTTGCCGGGCTGGTCGCCGGCATGAAATTCTGCCTGACCTGGGGCGCGACCAATTCGGGCGGCATGACGCTGGCGCTCAACGGCGGATCGCCGATCGCGGTGCTGGATGCCTCGGGCGCGGCGATGGTGTCGGGCGCGGCGGCAGCCGGGACACGGGTGCTGCTGGAATATGTGGCCGGGGCGTTCCGGGTGCTGGGGGGTGCGGGCGGCGGTCTGATGATGCCGCGGTATATGTGGCAATTCACCGCCAGCGGCACCTGGACCAAACCGACGGGGCTGGACGACGACACCATGGTGTTCGTCGAACTCTGGGCCGGTGGTGGCGGCGGCTCCAGCGGAAACCCCGGCGGTGGCGG